TGAATTTGTATTAGTTCTTCCGTAGAATTTATAAAATATAGTAGCAGGATGTGTTAATCCATCTACACTTATAGAAGCTAAAGGTGGTAAATTAAATTTATTAAAGCTAGTTGTTAAAAAAGGTACTACTGTTACACCTGAAACTCCTTTTAATGTATCTACATCTGTACTGTCTAAATCAGATTCTGTAGAAGAATAGATAAAGCCGTATTCATCAATTTGTGGTGTATTTATCAATTTACCTAACTCTGTAACTGATGAGATTAAATAAACTTCATCTTCAATATTTTTGTTACTAAACCCAATCTGTAAAGTAGGTGGAGTTACACTTATTATTTCATCTTCTAAAATTGGTTGTGGATCATTACTTGGTATTTCACTTGGAACATCAGTTGTAATATCAGGAATGTCAAAACCTTCTGTTAATCCACTTGAATCTGCTGTTATGTCAATATTATCTATAAAAATATTATCTAAATCTATTGTTATTCCTGTTCCTGCAATAGTTAAAAGACTGTTATAGTTTATGTCTTCAAATATGTTAGTTAGTTCTAAACTTGATTTATTTGTAGAAAAATCAGTAGTAATTTTGTTAATTCTATAAATATCATCAAACACAATTATCCTGTCTGCTAAAGATAAGTTGTGTAGCATCTTCATTGGTAAGTAAGCTTTGAAAGTAGAAAGTCTTTTTCTTACGTCCATCATATCCTGAACGTATGACTTGTAATAAGTGCTAAACATTGTGTTTATAACAGGCTTTCTATTGTATTCGTCAAACTCTTCATTGTAATTTAAGCTTTGACCTGTAAAGCCTACAAATATTGTAGATTGAGAATTTAAAGGTAAGTAAACAGAATTTACAATTGAAATTGTTTGATCATCTAAACTTCTTACTTTTATGTTTGACAGTATTCCGTTTCCGCTATAAAATAACAATGGCTTTGTTAAGTAAGGACTTTGTGTTTCGTTTACGGAATATCCAAATTGTATATTAGAGTTTTGATTTATTGTATTTCCGTTTGAATCTGTGGTTGTTTGAACTACTCCTGCTGTTGTAACAAAAAGTCTTTCGAATTTCATATGTTCAAAAGGAACTGTTACTGTGTAATTTTTTCCATCGAATTTATCTCCATCTTTATAAGATAAACTACCCCAATCCTTTCCTGCTAACTCTTTATGATTCTTAGCTAAAAAAGTTCCTGTTGATTCGTATTTAAAATCTATTTCTTTAAATGGTAAAATAGAATCTACTACACTTTCGTTTTTGTCTAGATCTTTTGTAATATCCCAAATTGTTGTGCTACTTGAATAATAATTATCTAAGGTTTGTACTACAATCTCTCCATCTGAATTTACAAAGGCTGTTAAGTTGAACATTTTAAACAAACCTGTAATAAAATCTATCACTTTCATTTCAGGAATTAAACTCGGAATGTTTATTTTTTTACTTGTTGCAAAGGCTGCAGATCCTCTATAAAGAATTTCTTTTTTTGGTTTTAATATTCCTTTTGGTTTGTGTATAATTCTTACATCTACTGAGTACGAACTTGAAGATTCTGTTTCTATATAAAATGTGTAAGTTCCGTTTGGTATTTCTATGTTATCTGCTTTGCTTGGTTCTCCGTTAATTGTATTGCCTGAAAGGTTTGAGTATTTTTTAAACTCTTCACCGTCTTTTTTTATAACAACATTATAAGGGACATCTGTGTCAGGATCTACAAATATTCTAAGTTCTCTTTTAGCATTTTGTTCGCTAAAATCATTTTTAAAACTACCTCCTTTAAATCCGTCAATAACATTAGAACCTCCCTCTATTGGTGTAAATCCTGATATTAAATACTGAGCGTTTTGATCTGCAAACAGCTTTCCTTCTTTATTATGAAGCCACATATACAAATCGTAAAAAGGCAAATTAGTTTGACTAAAGAAATCTTTTTTAAATTGTATTTCAGGGTACTGCTCCTCTATTGATTTTATAATAGCATAAAGTCTAATAGCAGGTTTTAGTTCATTTAAAGGAACACCTACATTAGCTGAAGATCCTAAAGGATTAACGTTTTTAATTTCATCTGTATTAGATGCACTTGTGTCGTATATTAGCCTTGAATTTGTTGTTATGAGAGGAAAAATAACAGCATTAGTTAAAGTTTCATCAAAAAAATTAACATCTAAACCATCTGCTAAGTAAGATTTTATATTAGTATCTGTGTAATCAAAATTAAAATAAGTTAAGTTTACTAATCCACTTAATAAATCTTCTCCTAAAACATCCTTAAGATTTACTGTGTTTCCAAAGAAGGTAAGCTTGTAGGATTCAGGTTCATTGTTTTTTAATGATACTCCTTCAAGTTTTATTTTGCCTTCCTTAAAAGGCTTATAATTCATTAACAGAGTTGAGTCTTTTTTCTTTCTTGCATCGAACCCTGCTATATTAAAATTATAAAAATGTTTAAAAAGTTTATTATTTATTTTAGATGCAGGTACATTAAAAGTTCTAGAAAAATCTGTAAATACTTTAGATATGTCTTTTATGTCTTGAATACTCTGAGTTAGAGTAAAAGACTCGTCCTTGAACATTTCTACTTCCTGTCCTTCTATATAAAGTTGGAGTTGAACCATTAGCGTACATTATTTATCTTGTCAAAAGCAAAGTCAAAGTTTACAGTATAATTAATCATCTTATCATTTAAAACAGTTTTAAAATCTAATGTTTTTGACTTAGGTAAGATTGGTAGTGTTTTATTTTCGTATCTAATCCAAACGTTCTCACTTAAGAAAAGTTCTTCTATTGTTTGATTCATATCCTCTACAACAAATCCTGTATTAAGAATTAAAGAAGTATTTCCGTTTACATTATATCTATCTCTTTGACCTTGATAGGTTTGATAAGTAGCAGTAGAGTTAGCTATTGTATTTCTTTTGTAAAGATCACTCGTTACATTTAGAGTTTCCGTAGATTTCTTAAACATAAAAACATCTTGGAATGCTCCGTATTTATTTATAAAAGTAATTTTATAAGGAGTAAACTTAGGCTCACAAATATTAGTAACAGTTATTGTTTTTAAAAGTGTTGTGTCATTTGTATCATATACTTTAATATTAGAACTATTAGCAGGTATTGTAATGTATTGTATTTTTTGATTTGTATTTCCATTATCTGTTACTTGTGTTGTAGTAGAATCTATTATGTATTTTCCTACTCCTTCAGCAAATATTGGAAACTTTCCTGCTGTTCCTTCGGGTAAATAGATATTATCAGCACTTATTAAAGCGTGTCTTTGTAATTCAGGATTAGTTCCGTCCTCAAAATATCCGTATCCATCTAAAGCTAAATATTGGAATGTTTCAGGATTAGAATATGTAAAGGGTTGATCTGCATCGTCAAAATAAGTAACAACAGCTTCTACCCATTTTGAATAACTTAAATAATCATCATTAAAAGAAACAGTTAAATAATCTCTAACAAGTTCTCCAATCTCTAGAGTAATTTTGTTGTGTGTATCGATTCTTGCTTTGTTTATTTCATATTGAGGCGAGTTAGGTCTATCGGTTGTTAAGACACCATCGTATATGTATAAATCTAATTCAATTCTTTTTAGTCCCATATTATAAAAATTTATAGTAGCACAGATCCTGATCCACTACCACCTGTGTCACAAGTATGTAATCTAAGTTTTGTTACTATTCCTGAAGAGTTAATTCTTACTGCATAATATTTGTCTGCACCAAGACCAACAGCAGAAACAACAAAACCTGTTAAAATTCCCCAAAACAAATCTCTGCCATCGTAAGGAGTTCCGCCTTCACATATTTGCGCTCCTAACTGTCCTGCTAAAGTTGAGGCTGTTGATTTAATTAGTCTAGGCGTTCCATACGCAGCATCACAAAACCCTCCTACTGAACTTCTACCTACTGAAGTTATATAAAACTCATTTAAACCACAAGGATCAACTGTTGCAGGTTGTACGATTGTTGGCTTTGTACAGGTAATTGTTCCTCCTGCGTTTGTATATTCGCTAGGAATTTGAACTGTAAAATCAACTGACCTGCTAGTATTAGAAGTTACTGTTGGAAAACTTACAGGAGTAAAATCTGTTATAGTTCCACGAAGAGCTGAACCAACATAAACAGCTCCGTTTGTAGAAATTGACTGTCCTGTTAATTCTGCTAGATCACAAGTAAAAGTTGGTGTTACACTTTGTGCCTGTTGACTGAAAGTCTTAGGACAAGTAATCGAAGCACCTGCGTTAGAATATCCTGCAGGAACTGTTAAAGTAAATGTAATTGTTACATCCCTTGCACTTCCTGTAGTATTAGCGCTTGTCGAAGGAGTTGAAGCAGTTATGTCTGCTATTGTGCTTGGATTTGTTAAAGTTCCATCAGCAGCAATTCCACCTCCTGTTAGTGGAGAAGTGTTACAATCAAAAGCAGGAGATCCTGCAGGTAAACTAATTGTCACAGAAATAGATTGAACTGCTTCACAAGTTGTAGGATAACTACCATCCCTTCCTATTGCATAAATAGTAGCTGTTCCGCCAATAGTATTGGAACTAATAATTAAGTTTGATCCTGAGATACTTGTAGAAATTAAGCTTGGATTAGGATTATTTACAGCGTACGTAGTTTCTCCTGAGAATTTACTAGATAAGTCAATTGTTGTTGAGTTTCCTCCTGTATCTAAGGCTACAGCTGATATTGATCCTGAAGTAGTTGGACCTCCTGCACAAACTGTTGGCTCTACTACACTTGAAGATGTTCCCGGTTGAATAGTTGTTAGAATACAATCTTTGTGAATGCTTGAAGTATTACTAAATCCTACCGGTATTCTAGTTCTAGCAGTAATCGTTCTTGTTGTATCCGTTGATACTGTTGCGTATTTGTTATTTGAAAATCCTGAGTCTGAACTACTAAGGGATTCAAACTGTCCATAAGTAGGAGAAGGAACTGTTATGATTCCTTGATTATCTACTGAGAATCCTGTGTCATCTAATCCTCTAGGAAAAGCAGTTGAGCAAGTAAACTCAGGCGTTGGAACTGTCGGAGCTGACAAGTTTAAATAAAAAGGACTTCTTACATTTATTTTAGTGCTCATTTTTTAAATACTTTTTCTATTGATATGTCAAATTCTTTAAATAGATCTTGTTCTAGTTTTTTTAAATGTTTTTCAAATGGTTTAGTAAAAAAAAGACTAGCCTTAATTCCTTTACTATAAATACTCCTAGCAACTAGAAACTGAATTGATTTTTTAAAACCTACTGTGTCTATTTTTCTTCCTGTAAACTTTCCTTTTTGTCTTGGTGCTAATCCTTTTCTAACTATCCATTTATCTAGTTTACTTGGAGGTGGCATTTTATTAGTAAAAGCATAAACTTTTTTTTGATCATAAGGCTGCTGTGCTGCTTCATCTCCACTACGAGGTTTTATCGCTCCTCTTACTCCTTTGTCTACAAACTTTCCATAATAGTTTCCTAAAAATTGTAAAATAAAAGACTTTTCATCTTCAGGAAAATCAAACGTAAGAGAATTACTTAAACTGCCTGAGGTATCAATATCAGCTCTTTTAAGGTTGTTTTTTGCCTCAACTATAA